TAATTAACTAAAAATAAACATTATGAACTAACCTTTACAAATATAATATTTTTTTTATATATTTGTTATAATTAATTAAAAAAAACTTTTATGCAACCAAACAAAAACAGACGTTATAGGTTAAATAATGCAGAAGTAAAAAAACTTAATCTTGAATTTAATTTAAGAAATCGTTATAGACTTTCAAAAGAACAAGAAATACAACTACTAAAACTTCGAGAACCACAACACCAAATAAAAAGATTATTTTTTGATATTGAAACAAGTCCAAATATAGGTTATTTTTGGCGTACTGGTTACAACTTATCAATACAGCCTCACGACATTATAGAAGAACGTAAAATAATTTGTATTTCTTACAAGTGGCAAGATGAGGACAAAATACATACTTTGACTTGGGATAAAAACCAATGCGATAAGAAAATGTTAATTGACTTTGTAAAGGTAGCAAATTTAGCTGATGAATTAATTGCTCACAATGGAGATAGATTTGATATTAAATGGATAAGAACACGTTGCATTTTCCATAGAGTACCAATGTTACCTCAATACAAAACTTTAGATACACTTAAAAAAGCAAAATCAGGATTTAATTTTAATTCAAATAAGTTAGATTACATAGCACAATTTTTAGGAGTTGGAGCAAAGGTTCAACATAGGGGGTTTGATATGTGGAAAGATGTATTAAAAGGTTGTAAAGAAGCTATGAAAGAAATGGTTGTTTATTGTGAGGGCGACATTATAGTTTTAGAAGATGTATTTTTAACAATGCAAAATTATATTAAACCAAACACACACGCTGGAGTATTAGGTGGTAACTTGAAATATAGTTGTAGTTGTTGTGGTTCTGAAAATATAACACTACTTAAAAACAATGTAACTGCTTTAGGTACTATTAAAAGGCTTATGCAATGTGATGATTGTGATAGTACTAACGAAATAAGTAATAGTTCTTATATTAACTATTTAAAATTTAAAACAAATAACTTTATATGAAAAAAACAATAATTATAATACTAATCGCATTTTTATTAATAGGGTGCGGTTCTGTAAAAAAAACAAGTGAAGAAACACAAGTAAAAACAGAAACCCAAACCGATATAACAAAGTTTAGTAACTCATTTACTTTAGAGCCTGTAAATTTAGACAAACCTATACTTTTAGGAAAAGATACGATTTACAACACACGTGTTATTTATAACAATTCTAAAGAAATAATTAAGGAAAAGCAAAACGTCGATTTTAAAGAAGAAAAACAAAGCAAAGAGGTAGATTATTCAAAAACAATAAATATAGTCGCAAATAAGCTAATTTTAATGTTTACGTGCTTTTTTGTTCTATATTTGATTTATAGCTTTATAAAAAATAAAACCACCTTATAACGGGTGGTTTTTTATTAAAAGCAATTCTCTAAACTTCTTTTTAAATCTTCAATTGTTGGCTTTTTTCTTTTGTCAACTTTTGGCGTTAATTCCTTAAAAATTATTTCTCTTATTAACTTGCTTACGTTTACTTTGTTTGCCTTTAAATCGGTTAAGATTTTCTTTTGTTCTTTAGTTAAAGTAAAGCTATGTACTTTTGTGTAAATTTCCATATTTTATAAGGTTTAATAAGAGAAAATAATATTTTTTATCATGTAATATTGTAGTTATAAGAAATAGCTACGATTCGTTTTCAATTCCACAATCTTTAATATCCCTAATATCTACTTCTTTATCCATATCGTTTAAATATAAAGTTGAATATCTAATCGAATGAATTATTCCATATTGCACAGAAAAATAACCTCTGTGAGGGTCAACTCTGTCAACATAACAAATTCTTTTACCAATATTTGCTTTTATGTTTTCTCTTGTTGCATAAAATTTTGTAAATCCTTGTTCCTCTTTTTCAAAATTAAGTAAATACATAATTACTATTTGTGTTTATACCCGCTACTTCTTATAACAGCAATTTGTATAAATGGCTGGTTTAGTTTTAGTCGGATAGTTTTGTTAATAATTCTTTTTTGTTTGTTGTGTATTCGTTTAAATTACGCCACTTCTACAAGTTGCAAAACGTTATAAGCAAGCTGCTACGTTCCTGTTCCGAATGACAATTCCCCATTGAGAAGCCATTGCTTCGGCTATTCCGGTAAAGGTTTTTGAACGTGCTTTTCGCCTTTCTTCCTTTGGTAGTTTAAATGTTTCATAATGCAATCGGCTATCAGTTCGACCACTTTTGTGAATAATAATATCTGGTTCAACTATTTCAGTCGGTTCTAATTTTGGCAAGCCGGCAAGCCATAAACAGGTGCTTTTCCTTTCAGTATGTCCAAATTGGTAGGGCTGTATAATTTGAGTTGGCTTTTTATAAAGTCGGCTCATTATTCCAATCGGGTTTTCAATGTAACCGCATCCGATTTGTTCTAATGCTTCAGCGCATTTCAAAAAGTGTTCAACGGCTTCGGCTCTTTGTTCGTGGATATTTGGAAACCTTTCAGCGTATTCCGGCTTATAGTATTTATTTGCCGCAACTGTTAGCCGAGTGCATTCCGGGTGCATTCCTAAAAAATCAGGCTCAATTAATTTTATAGCTTCAAAGCAATCCATTTGCAAATGCCGTTCAGGATATTTTCCACTTGCCGGCAATAGGTCGCAACTATACGCATCGTGTCCGGCATTCAAAAATGCTTCAATTACCGTTTGACTTTCCTCGTGTGTTATTAATACTTTCATATTTAATTTTCGTTTTTAATTAACCGCAGCCAGCTTATAACAGCGGTTTTGTGCTATTTGCCTATTAAGTTTTTTGTTAAATTGAAGCATTGTGCAAGGGGCAAACAGACACAAAGCCACGAGAACGTTATAAGCAATACTATTTCCTAACGTGCATTTCACACATTCCGTGTATTGATTTTGAAAATATAATTTGATTATCATTACTTCCATCTTCTAAAAATCTAAAAACTTCACAACCATAACCAAAAGTTTCTAATATACTACCTTTTGCATAATCAGGATTTATTGGATGCTTGTTTATTTTAACTTGAAATTTGCAATTACAACAACAATCTCCTTTATATCCTTTATCACAAGTACTGCTTATAACAGCATCTTGTGGCAATTGCTCGGCTTGTGTTTTGTTTGTATTCATAATTTTTAATTTAATGTTAGTGTTTATTTGTTATGGTTCTTGTTAAATTTACGCAACTTCCACAAGTTGCAAAACGTTATAAAACATTTTTCAAATAGTGGTGCAGACAAGCATAAAGTTCTTTAATTGCTTCATCGCTTAATCCAACCAAAGAATATTTTATCTTTTCGTTTTCAGAAAGTTTAGTAATTGCACCATCTTGTTTTCCTGTTTCAGAAGTCAAAGAAGTTATGTAAATCATATTCCTATTTTTACCGTCGACTTCTTTTTTTACAACTGCAAATCTTCTGTTTTTTGCCTTAATCGTAAAAGCATCTTTGTAGCCTTGTAATTTAATTGGTTTGTACATATTAAAACGTTTTATAACACCGCATTGTAAATATTATTGCTAAGTGTTTGATTAATAATTTGTTTTGTGTTTGTAATCTAATTTTTTAATTTAAAATTTCCGTAAGCATTCAATAACATCTACAATGCTTTAACGTTACCAGCAATGCCAGAACTGACACTGCTAAAATAACCGTAATTGTGATTTAAAGTCATTAAAACGCTTTTCTTGTTTCTCATAATATTCTTTGTCTATTTCAAATCCTACAAAGTTGAACCCGCTTTTATACGCTGCTATCCTACTGCTCCCACTTCCTAAATGAGTATCTAAAATCAAATTGCCTTCCTCTGCAAATGTTTTTAAAACAAAGTCGTAAAGTTTAATTGGCTTTTCGGTTGGGTGTATTCTGTCTTTGCCTCCATTCAATCCATTAAAAACACTACAAATAAATTTTTTACTGCTTTTCTTAAAACTTGTCCAAGCAAATTCCCCATCAGCAAAGTGGCTTCCATCTCCGTTTATCTTATCCCAAAATATCCAGCATCCACTTACAGGCAAACAATCAGTAAAATAATTTCCACCCCACACAATTTGATTTTTAGATACACGAAATAACTCAAACCAATATTCATCTTGTGGCTTTACATCCCAATCCTTTGCTTGATGCTTAGGTGGTGTTTTATAGCTGTTTGGTCTTGTTGGTTTGGTTATTTTCATTCCTATCTGCATTATCCCATAAGGCGGGTCAACTATTGCCAAATCAAAATGGTTATCTGCATAGCGTTTTAATGCCGTTACACAATCTTCCAAATACACCTCCGAAGTAGGCACTGCTGGTAACAGCGGTTTTGTGCTATTGCCTACTTTTGGATTAACTGAAAGGTCTTTTATTTCTTCAATCATTAGTCTTAAATTTAAAGTTTAGGTGTGTTTTTTCGGCAACATCACAAAGCCGCGAAACGTTAGTGGCAATACTCCAAAGCCCTACGAACTGCGACATCGTAATATTGTTTTTCCTTTTCAATACCAATTGATTTTCGATTTAATTTAATGCAAGCCAAATTTGTTGTTCCTGAACCCATTGTGTTGTCTAAAACTGTGTCTCCTTCATTTGTGTAGGTTTTAACAAGGTATTCTAATAGCTCCAAAGGTTTTTGTGTTGGGTGTAAACTATTATTGTTTGGGTTTTTAAATTCTTGCACCGTTGTCGGGTATCTTGTTCCATCGTCTTTTTTGCGAATATTTACAAAACCTTTGCTTCCATTATAAGCACCTCCATCTTTTACAATACTTGGATTTACGTTTTTCCTTTTATCTATTAAGTGTTCTGGTGCATCCGTTTTAATTGGGTAATATGGCGCTTTGCCTTTTGCAAATACTAAAATATTTTCGTGTGCTTTTAACGGCATTCTTGTAGCGTTTAAATTTCCACTATATCTCGTTTTTTTCCATATCCATTCATACTTAAACATTTTCGGGTTACTCATTACCAAAGCACTTGTAAATGGTTGTGAGCCAAACAACACGATAGCACCGTTAGGTTTTATAATTCTTTCGTATTCCTTCCAAATTTTATCAAAAGGTAAAATACTATCCCATTTACAAGCAGTAGTTCCATAAGGCAAATCACAAATAATCGCATCAATTGATTTATCCCCAATAAAAGGAAAAACATCAAAGCAATCTGCATTTACAAAAGTACTGCCACTAACACGGGTTTGGCAAAATGGCTGTTCAGTAATTCTATCAATCATTCGTTTTTAATTTTTAAGTTTAGTAATTCTATTTAGCTTCAGGTTCAGCCACTTCGCCAAGCCCGAAAACGTTAGCATTAATACTTAATCCGTTCTAATCCGATAGCCACAGCCTTTTCAGAAATATCACAGCCAATAAAGTTTCTATTCAAGTCTTTACACACTTCAGCAGTTGTAAAACTACCTGCGTAAAAGTCTGCAACTAAATCACCCTCGTTACTACTTGCTTTTATTAGTTTTTCAATTAACTTTTTAGGCTTTTGGGTATTATATCCTGTTTTTTCTGTACTCATAGAGTTTATAATTTCTAAGTTTATTATATCTCTAGGTAGAGCGCCATTTTCATTGTAAGATTTATTATATTTTTTATCTTTAGTCATTGCACTATTTTCAGCATATTCCTCTCTCACTTCATCAGCGTTAAAAGTCCATTTTTGTGTTTTAGAATATAATAATATTATATCGTGTTTAGAGTTCCATTTATTTTTATGTCTACTTCCCCATCTATAACACCAAACAACTTCATTTAAAAATCTATTATACCCAAAAATATCATCTAAAATACAACGCATCCAGTGGTTTATTTTTGTGTCCATTTGTAAATAAATACTTCCTGTATCTTTTAAAATACGGTGCATTTCCTTAACTCTTGGTATATAATGCTCTTCAATTAATTCTCTTTTAGGCTTTAAATCTTGGTAGTCATCAAACTTTCTGCCTGTTCCATAAAGTATATCGCAGTAAATTAAATCTACTGTATTGTCTTGGATTTCTGCCATTAACTCTAAATTGTCACTTAATCTTATATCTATCATATTTTTGTTTTTTATTATTAATACCGTACTAATGCTAACACAGGTTTGCAAAAATGGCAAGTTCAGGTTTGTTTTAAAGTTGTTTGTAATCTTTTGGCAAAATCGAAAATTAAGGCTTACTTTTTTACCACTTCTGCAAGCCTGATAACGTTATGCAACAGTTAACTCACGACACGTTAAAGCGAAGTATAAGTTTTGTAATTGATGAACATAATCTAATTTCTGATACCAGTCGCCTTCTTTAAAATAATAAAAATTTACTTCGCCTAAAGAATTTGTAAAAAAATTATACACGCCATCTGTAAAGTTTGATTCATTTGAACCAATTGTTTTTTTAAATCCAAATTTTAAAAGCCATTCTTCATTTAAAATAACAGGCTCGTAATTCCAATGATTAAAGGATTTCTCTTCTATTCTGACAATATCATACCCTTTTGCTTGTGTTATGAAAGAATCAAAAGTTTTAGTTGAAGATATGACTTTTATAAAATTACCAATACGTAAGTCATATTCTTTTAAAACCGATTGCATAACAGCATCTTGTGGCAATTGCTCGGCTTGTGTTTTATTTGTATTCATAATTTTAAATTTAATGTTAGTGTATTTTTGTATGGTCTGTGTTAAATCTTCCGCAACTGTATTAAAGCCACCAAACGTTAACCGCTATTTAAACTCGACTTTGTGGATAATGAAATCTTTAAACAAAATTGGGAATTTTAAACGACATAAAGTATGATAAGGAAAATTAAACTCCTCGCATAGTTTTTTTAAATTACCTCTAACTATTGGTTCTTCATTCGAGTTTAGTAAAACTATTATTGATTGTCTTTGCATAATTCTTTTAAAATAAAATTTAAAAATTCATTTTCAGATTCTAAACTTTCTTTATGGTCGTTTGATAAATTAAAATTATCTATACATTCTTCGTTTGTTTCAATTCTAATTTTAATCATTTTTTTTAAATTTTCCATTTTTTAGTTTTTAAAAGTTAATTTATTTTGAATTAACATTAAAGCTAATTCAACTCTATTATAGTCAAGTAATTGATATATTGTGTCAAATAACTCTTGTTGTTTTAATGGTAATTCATCTATAAAATTAAATTCACTAAAGTTTGATTTATTTAATTCATAAGAAAAAGATAAATTAGCTACCATTTTTTTAGCAGTTGTAGTGTTTAATATTTCAGTAATTGCTTTCATAATTTCTATTTTTTAGTTGTTATTTCTTTTACAAATATACGACTAATTTTGATACTACCAAATAAAAATACAATTATTTTTAAAATATTTGTAAAAAAGATAAAAACAGCCTATAACAAGTGTTTTGCTCAATTGTGCCGAAAGTAGTTTGTGGTTAGGCACAACTGAAGCAAAGCACCATACGTTAGCCGCAATACTCGGACACCCTCCGAACTGCGACATTATAATAATTTTCATCTTTCTCTATTCCAATGAAGTGCCGACCTGTTTTTTTACAAGCGACACCCGTAGTTCCTGAACCCATACAGTTATCTAAAACCGTTTCGCCTTCGTTGGTGTAGGTTTTTATTAAATATTCCATTAATGCTATTGGTTTTTGAGTAGGGTGCAATCTATCTTTATGTTCAGTTGCAAAGTAAATAACTGACTTTGCTAAATTTTTGTCAGCCATAAAATTATCTGAACTTTTTAATTTTGTAGGGTTTGGTCTTGGTAGTAAAGCATTCATTCCAGCACTTCTTTCTTTAATAGAAGTATCTTGCACTCTTGGTTTTCTATCTGTAAGTTGTGAATTATAAGTGGCTTTTATCTTTGCGTTATGAGTAAATCCACCTTTTGAAAAAACCAATATTTCTTCGTGTATCTTCAATGGCTGATAACTACCAGCTAAGAAATTCGCACATTTATCTTTTTCCCATATAAAAGTATGTTTGAATAGTTTTGTATTACTCATTACAACTGCACTTGTAAAAGGTTGCTGTGCTGTCAATACAATACTTCCATTATCTTTTATAACCCTTTCATATTGCTTCCAAAGTAGCTCAAATGGTATAATTAAATCCCATACAGCTTCCGTTGTATTGTAAGGCAAATCACAAAGTATCATATCTATACTTTTATCTTCAATTTTATCCATTTCAACAAGGCAATCACCCTGAAAAAAAGTACTGCGGCTAACATCGGTTTTGTGCAATGTGGGCTTCTGTACTATATTCAACATTTCGTTTTCAAATAAACTTTTCTGCATAATTCAAATTTTGTTTTTCAATTTCCTACACTGCACAAAGCCGAGAACCGTTATAAGCAAGCTATTCCTCACGTTGCTTTAGAAATTCATCAATAACTTTTTGCGTGTCGTCAAATACATAAAAAGCATCTTCTCCGCAATCTCTTGCCCAATCAATAAATTCTTCTAATAATTCTTTTAAATCTTCCATAATAATAAATATTTAGCCTGCTTATAACAAGTGTTTACCGTCAGTGGCAGGATTGGGTTATATCCGAAATATTTCGGCTTATTTAATGTTTGTTGTTTCTTTGTTATTTTGGTCTTGAAATTGCCACCGAACGGCAAGCACTCGGACGTTAACAAATATATTATTCCGAACTTTATCTATAATATTTTTGTATAATATTTTTACTTCTTAAATTTAAAGAGTTTATAATTTCAGTAGCCTCTTGTTTCTTTTTTTGTCGATAATAAACTTGAAATGCGTTTAAATTAAAAAAACTTATTAAAGATAATCCGCTTATTTTTGCATTAACTTTATCGTGGTGTGTTATTATGTGTTTTAATTCAAAATCTTTTGTTTTAAAACTATATTGTTTAGCGCCACATTTTAAAATTTCTATTTTTGAAATATAATAAATATTATAAATAGAAAATAGTCTTTTATATTTTTCCATAATTTAATTATTTTGTGTTTAAAAATACATTTGTTAACAGTGGTTTTAATCAATTGCGTATCGACACCCCGCAACTGTATTAAAGCCACATACGTTATAAGAAATATCTACGTTTTATATGTTTCAAGAAACTTTCTCAAAATATTTTCTTCGTGCTTAATACTTTCTTTTGTGTTTTTTAATAACCTCTTATTTAAGCAAATATTCATTTCTGCATTTTCTTTTTGAAGCTTAAGCTGTTCAATTAACATTTCTTGTGATTCAATCCATAATTTTTGTGATTTTATACTCATAATTACTATTTGTGTTTATACCCGCTACTTCTTATAACAGCAATTTGTATAAATGGCTACTATTCGCAGTTTTGGATTGGTTATTTATTAATTTATAATTCTTTAAATTTTGTTATGTATTCGTTTAAATTACGCCACTTATACAAGTTGCAAAACGTTACCCGCTATGCTGTGATAAAAACTCCGACAATTCACGAAGCTGGTTAGCGTGTTCAGGTTTTAATATAAATTCTTCCCATTGACCATATTTGCATTTATAACCAAATATATATTTTAAACCAGCTTTTAATCTTCTCCAAAAGTTGTGTTTCATCAAGTGAATATGGCAGTATGTTAAGTTATCTTCATTGTCGTGTTCAATGATAATTTGATGGTCACGGCTACTGCAATCGCAAATAAGCACAGCAGGTAACATAGGTTTTGTGCTATTGCTTGGTTCTGGTTTTTTTGAATGTTTAATCATAATCTGTAATTTTTAGTGTTTAAATTAATGTTTGTTTTATTTTTTGTCGCAACAGACACAAAGCCTGATAACGTTAGTAGCAAGACTACGTTAACGTTTCCTTGATGAGATTTTCCAAATCAAAATGGTCTTCAATATCCCACTCATCTTTATTTTTCATTTTAATAAGCATATCTAACATTTTTTTTGAGTTTGCAAATAATTTAGCATTAGCCATAACTTCCTCTTGCGTTAAGCCAAAAACGTGAGCTACACTATGAGTGTTAACTTGTTTAGAAAAAACAATAATTTGCATTAGTTCGTCATTATGCCCTAATAAGTCAATTCCTAAATCTTCTTTAAAATCGCCTTTTGTTCCTTTAAATTTGTTCATTTTATTTAGTTTTTATAAGTTAATTTATTTTAATAATCCGTCCAGCTACTAACAGCGGTTTGAAAGCAATTAAGGCAACAGTCTTTAATTTAAAGATTTTTTCTCTGTCCTTTTATATCGGTTTTCAATTTAGAAAATCGGTATTTCATTCCTTAACTGCTTCAAGCTGCGAAACGTTAAACCAACTCCCACGCCTTAACCTCTATTTGTTTAGCATCTTTATCTAATTTTAATTGCAAATCTAAACACGCTTCGACCTTATAGATGCTTTTTGGTGGTATTTTAGTCCTAAAGTAGTATTCAATGGTATCTGGCTTAACTTTTAATTTATTTGCTAATTTTTCAACAAATGATTTTCTGTCGATTAGTTGTTGTAGTTTGTGTATCATAATTTTATTTTTTACAAATATACAAACTATTTTAATACAAATAACACAGCAACGTTATTTATAATCAATATAAATTAACTTCATTGTGTTGTTTATCTAAAAAAAGATATTATATTTGTACCATAATAATTAAACAAATTATGAAAACAATTATCTTTTTATCAGTTGCAACTATCGGAATGAGTACCGATAATTATTTAGTAATGTCAGGAGCATTGCTTATATGTGGAATATTAATCTTTAAAAAATAGGAATTATGGAAAACATTAAACAATTAGAATTTGACTATGTATTAAGTAGTTTGGAACTATTAATCTCAATAGAGGAATTTAACCAAAACGAATACAAGCTAAAAAAGTTAAACGAGTTTAAAAAATATTTAAAAAAGTGGAGAAATGAAACGACTAAGTAAACTAATAACAGAAATTGAACGCAAAGTAAAAGAGGTCGCTTGTGATAACATAGACTTTAGCGAACAAATAGAGGATAGATTTTGCACGTGTGAATCTTTTGCAGAAGTTGGAAATGTAATAGTACATTTTGAATTTGATGCACACGACACAAGAAGCGAAAATATAGAGCTTGAATGGATAACTTTTGAACCTGTATTAAACTCAAAAAGTAAAGTATTACCAAACGTAACAGAATTTTTAAATAAATATTATTATGAAATTAATTATTGAACTTATAAACGCAAAATGGCACGTAAACGGAAAACTATTCCAAGAACTTAACTCAAACGAAAAAAACGCATTAGAACAATTTATTAAAAGTGTAGATTATGGAAATTAAAAGACCAACATTAGAAGAAGTAAAACAAAAGTATTTAAATGTTAAAACAATTAGTTTTTTAGACTATTCTTATGATAATGTAGATATTTCTGAAATTTTAGGTAATTGTATATTGTTAGGAAATGGAGATATTTATACTGAATTTGAAACATATAAATATACACAAAGAAGGGTATTGCTTTACGAATCAATTACTAATCAATACGCTGAAATTATATCTTACAAAGATGAAACTGAAACATTTAAAGGTTTTCTTAATATAGCAAAAGATTTTAAAATCGAAACACCTAAACACTACGATAACAGTAAAGGCACACTTTATAAAGTAGCAACCGAGAGAGGATGGAACTCTTATCTTTTTGACATAGTTAAAAGATTAGAAAGAGCCGAAAAGAAAGGAGAGTTCAAAACAGATTTAGAAAAAAGTATTAATGTTATTAAATTGTGGTTAAAAGAAAATGAAGAAATAAACTAACTAAACAACCCAGCAAGCGTGCTTTGATAATTTAGTGATTTGATTTTATATAAGAAGCTTGCAACCTACCTAATGAAGTACAGTAGTTAGGTAGTTAATTTTAAAACTAACTACAAATGAAAATAACGCTCAAAGAATTATCTAAACGTACCGGAACAAAAGTTGAAACATTAAGAGGTCTTTTAAAACGAAATAATGTAAAGTCAGTCGGGACCAGAATAAATAATAAAAATCCTGAACTTCTTTTTGAACTTGCAGACGCAAAAAAAGCAATTAAATCAAAAATAAAAATAGTTGAAATACCGACTATAATTTACAAAAGAGAAACCGAAGTTTATCACATTTATGAATCTAAAATGAATTATGAAACTAAATAAAATTATAAAACAACTCCAACAAGATAGCGGAATGAATCAAAGAGAGTTTGCGAAACATTACGAAATTAGTTACTCAACACTTAATCACGTAATAACAAACGAACAAAGATGCGGAATTGACTTCTTTGAAAAGGTATTAACTAAAATGAATCTAACATATTATGTCGAAATTAAGCAAGCGTAAAAGTCCAGTATTAGTAGGTAATCGAATTGATACAACCTACGAGCGTCAAAAGAATATGGTATTAACAGCTAAAGAAGTAGCTGAAAGAACTTCAGAAGAAATTAAAAATAAAAATATACGTTATGACATTAAGAGATAAAACACCCGAACAACGCAAAGAGCAGTTAATTAGAATTATAAATCTTTTAATAGAAAGAGGTCAGAATAACGAAAAAATTAATAGTGAATATAAAAAACTTTTGAAAAATAGTATTAATTAACAAAAAAACGTTATATTTGCATAACTAAAAAAATTAATAATTATGGGAGCGAACTCAAATTTATTCCTGATGTTACAGGAGCAATCAGTAGAAACAAACAATTTTCTACCAACTAAAAAAGAAATCCAACTTTCTGCAAAATCATTTGTAAGCAATCTTTTAGATGCTGGTACAACTGATAAAATGGAACTTTACGCACAAGCCGTAAGAATTAACGAAGCGTTACAAATCGTAACAGATGAACTTAAAAATTCAATTCCGCAAGAAAACTTTGAAGCGTTTGGAATTAAAGGAACTTACCGAAGTGGTGGAGAATCTTTGAACTACAAAGAAGATTTAGTTTATGCTGAATTAGAAGCTAAATTAAAAGAACGTGCTGAACTTATCAAAGTAGCTACAAAGTCAAAAGACACGATTTACGATAGCGAAGGAGTTGAAGTAACGAAAGTAAGTAGCACACAAAGAAAATCATCATTAGCAATAACTTTTTAAATTATGAATGTAGATAAATTAAAAGCGTTATATTTGAAGTACGAATTAACGAAAGACGATGTATATAAACACCAACATTACATTATCATTACAAGAAGTGGAATTGATAAAATACAAGCTAAAGAGCAAGTGTCTATTAATTATGATGTTATTACTTGCGAACCTAAATTTTGTGTAGTTAAAGCAACTGCAATAAAAGAAAACGCAAGTATTCAAACATTTGGTTCAGCATTAAAAGGAGATAGTTTTAAAGATGGTAATACTCAAAGTTGGTATGTTATGGAAATGGCAGAAAAAAGAGCGATGAGTAGGGCAGTTTTAAAACTTACAGGGTTTTATGAACTTGGAGTATTTGGAGAAGATGAATCAGAAGAATTTAAACGTAAATAAATAAATAAAAATGAGTGAAGTAATTGGAAAAGTTATCCTTGTAGGTAACACAGAAGAAGTAGGTCAAAACGGATTTACAAAAAGAGTAATTGTAGTTGAAACTGCTGAACAATATCCGCAAAAGTTAGCTATTGACTTTGTAAAAGATAAAACAAGTCTTTTAGATAAATTCAAAGTAGGCGATAATGTAAGCGTAGGAATTAATTTAAGAGGTTCTGAATATAACGGAAGGTACTTTGTTAACTTACAAGGTTGGAGAATTTCAAACAATTCTGAAACAACTGCACCAAGTATTCAACAAGTTAAAGAAGTTTCAAGCGTACCCAGTGGAGATGATAGCGGACTACCGTTCTAAAATGTTAAAAATGTTAATCGAAACATTTGATTTAATTATGCCTGATGAAAATTAGGCATTTTTTTTATAAAATAGTTTGTATATTAAAAAAATTGTTTATATTTGCATTTGTAATGAAGTGAGACGCATTATATAAATAGAAAATATTATATAGAATCCTATTCAGGAGGCACGTCTCACACTACTGCCAAATGAATGGGATTTTTTTATTTAATTTAATAGTTGTAGGTAATCTTTAAACCTTAAATATTATGGAGGCAAGAGTAAAATTAGAATTTTACGGAACAGAAAAAAGCAAAACAGAAGATTATACTTTAGTTGCTTATTCTAATGTTGCAAATGAAATTTATATTGCTATTGATATGGGTGATGTAGTTCCAAGTTTTATTTGTTTAGACAAACCAACTTCGGTTCGTTTAGTTCGTGAGTTAAAAAAACAAATTGGTAATTTAACAAACGATTAATCATGGCGGAAAATAAAAAAAGTTTTACAGCTTATTGTGATTGGAACACAACATTTAATTCTTTACCTGATGAAAAAGCTGGTCAATTAATTAAACATTTATTTGCTTATGTAAACGATGAAGAACCAACTACAGATGATTTATTAATAAACGCAGTTTTCGCTAATATTAAAGCTACTTTAAAAAGGGATTTGATAAAGTGGAAAGAAAAAAGCGAAAAAAATAAACAAATAGCAATTGACAGATGGAATAAAAACGCAAACAAAGGCATAGAAGTAAATACAAACGTATGCGAACGCATAAAAACAGATGCGAATTATACCGATAGTGTTAATGATAGTGTAAGTGTAAGTGTTAGTGTAAGTGATAATGTAAAAGATAAAAATAAAAGAGTAGTAAATAAATTTACCCCACCATCACAAATTGAAGTAATAGATTATTTTAACCAAAATGGTTATAGTAATGAAAGTGCAATTAAGGCTTTTTTATATTATGAAACAGGTAATTGGAAAGATGGAAAAGGAAACCAAGTAAAGAATTGGAAACAAAAAATGCAGTCTGTTTGGTTTAAAGAAGATAATAAAATTAAACCGGTTAACAAAGGTTATGATTATAATAAATTAAGAGGTAAATTATCATGAGTACATTCAATATACAAAATTGGGATTTAATAAATACAAATAAAACTTCCGGAACTGCAAAGCTAAAATGTCCAGCTTGTACCGATACAAGAAAAAACAAACAAGATAGAAGTTTATATGTAAATTTTAATTCTGGAGTAGGTAAATGTTTTAACGATGGTTGTAGTGCTTTATTTTTTAAAGATAGTATTGAAAAATCAATAGTAAAAGAAAACTATACTTTGCCGGAGCAAACATGGAAAAATTATACTAACCTTTCAGATAATTTAGTAAAGCATATTGAAACAGAACGTAAAATAAATCAATATACTTTAAATCATTTTAACGTTACAGAAGAAAAATATTATCAACCGGCATTAAGTAAAGAAGTTAACAATGTTGTTTTCAATTATTTTGAGGGTGATGTATTAGTAAATAAAAAATATCGTTCCGGAAATAAAAAGTTTACTCAAAGCAAAAACGGAAAACCAATTTTTTATAATATCAATTCAATTATTGGAGAAACTGAATGTTACATAACAGAAGGCGAATATGATGTATTGGCACTTTACGAAATAGGAATTAAAAATGCTATATCAATTCCAAATGGTGCAAATGATAATGATAATTACTGGCAAAATTCGGAAAAGTATTTAAAAGATATTAAACGTTTTTATATTGCAACTGATAACGATGAATCCGGAAACAATGTAGCTGAAAAAATTGCACAACGTTTAGGGCGTTACAGATGCGAGAGAGTTTTATTCGAAGGTAAAGATGCAAATGAAGATTTAAAAGCCGGAATACTTAATAAAACAATTTACAATACTGAAAAATATCCCGTAGCCGGAACGTTTAAAGTTAGTGATGTAATAGAAAATATATTTTCTCTTTATGAAAATGGTTTGCCTGAAACAATAAGTCCTAAACATTATTGCTTTGGAAACATAAAAGAAGTGTTTAGTGTAATGAAAGGTCATTTAGTAGTTGGAACAGGTATTCCTTCACATGGTAAATCTAATTTTACAGAATGGTATGTTTTGAACTTGGTAAAAGATTACAATTTTAAAGCTAGTTTCTTTAGTCCGGAACACCACCCGTTCGAATTGCACCATACAACTTTCATCGAAAAAACATTTGGAAAGTCTTTTTGGTATGGTAACGATGAATGTCCTAGAATATCAAAAAACGAAATTGCACAATACCAAATTTGGGCAGAGGAAAAAATTTATTTAACCGGTACAGAAAATGGAGAGTTTCCAACTTGGGACTGGTTATTTGAAAAAATGAAAGAACAAATTTTTAATTATGGGATTGATATTTTTGTAATCGATGCATTTAATAAATTAGGGTTTAACGAAAAGGGTAATAAGTTAGATTTAATAAATAGCGTACTTACTAAATTAACTATGTTTGCTCAAATGAATAACGTTATAGTTTTTTTAGTTGCACACCCTACAAAGATGCAAAAGGGTTCAGATGGTTTATACGCAAGTCCAACGCTTTATGATGTTTCCGGAAGTTCAGATTTTAGAAATCAAACCCATGATGGATTTTCTGTTTACCGATTCTTTGGAGATGAAGAAAACGAACCAAAAACAGTATTTGAAAACCTTAAAACAAAAATGAAATTTCAAGGTACTATTGGTGGTTTAGTAGAATATGATTATCATATACCATCAGGAAGGTATTACGCTAAAGGAACACAAGTACCAACATTTAATTTAATTGAATCCGGAATAATAGAAATAGAAGAAAACGAACCGGAATATAAAATACAACCGGTTACACCACAAGATGCTTTTGGAAATCCTTACGATGATAATTCTGATGTACCATTTTAAAAAATAATATTATGAGAAACTTTGAAAAAGAATTAGAAAACCTTGCAATGTATATTCAAGCCTATGAAGATACAAGCCTAAACGATGGGGAAAGTCTTAACGAACTATTGCAAAAGATAAACGTAACTCTTTTTTATTTAGAAAAAGAACGTTCAAACTTTAAAAAGTTATACGAAAATCGTATCTTTGAACTTACAACTGATAAAAAAATGACAGTAGCAAGGGCGGTTAACTTTGCAGAAGTTGAAGTAAGCGAGTTATATTTATTGCGTCGAATTATGGATAGTGCATACAGGGTAAGTGATGCAATCCGTACTAACATAAGTTTTTTAAAATCTGAAAAAAGAAATGCGTAAAGTATATCAAAGAAAATGTTTAGTTTGTAAAGAAAAGTTTACACCGCAAAACAATACTCAAATAGTTTGCAGTCCTTGTTGTTCTTTAGAGTATTTAAAAAAGCAACGTAGCAAAGAATGGAAAGAGCAAAAGAAAGTAATTAAACAATCTTTAGAAACTAAAAGCGAAGTATTAAAAGCGTGCCAAATAGTTTTTAACACTTACATACGATTGCGTGACAAAGATAAAAATTGTGTAAGTTGTGGTGCGAAACTTGGTAAAACATTCCATGCAGGCCATATGTTCAGCGTAGGAGCATATCCAAATTTAAGATTTAATGAAAATAATGTTCACGGACAATGTATAGAATGTAATCTACATAGACATGGAAACGTAAAAGAATACGATTTAAGACTTCAAAAGATATTAAGTGATAAAGAATATAACGAACTATTAGAAAGTCGAAATAAACCGCTTAAATTAACGTTAGATGAAGTAAAAGAATTAATTTACATATACAAACAAAAGATTAAAGAGTTAAAAAATGGCTAAACAACAACAACACAACTATTTTTTAGACGCAAACACAATAGTAAAAGTAATTGCTTATCATAAGTTTTCAGATGAGGAATTTGAACAAAAAATGACTTTTGGAAAATGGCTCGAGTTTAAAAAATCTAAAAATTATTTCTATAAATGTTTGCAAGTTTAAAAAAAATTAGATTATTTTTACTATGGTATCAAAATAAATGACTAAATTTGTAATTATGAAAACATTAAAACTATTATTAATAACAGCATTAGCGATTTTATTTTTAAGTTGCTCAAACGACGATAACGAACAATGTACTTATACTTGTAATGCATGGGTAAAACCTGACGGACAAATAAGAACAGTTATACCAGTTGAATTAAATTGCGAAACAAACGAGCCTATTAATTTACCAGAAGGATATATTTTTTTAGGTTGTGATAATGATAATATACCATAATGAAAAAAGGTTATAGTAAAGTAGGACAAAGCAAAAGCAAAAAACAAGCTCTAAAAGATATTTCAGAGAATGAAAGAAACTATGTAAATGAGGAGTTCAAAATACTAAAAGGAAAAGAAGTAAAAGAAATTAAAGTTTCAATTGATACAACAAAATTATAGTTATGGCATATTCGGAAAATGAAAGAGATAAAACGTTTAATTTAATTTGTGATGAATTAGAAAAAGGATATTCTTTACGCTCTATTTTAAGGCGTGAAAATATGCCAAGTAGTAGAACTTTCTTTAAATGGGTAGATGAAGATGAAAAAAAAGTAAAACAATACGAAAGAAGTGTAGAGTTAAGAAGTGAGTTTTTATTTGATGAAATTATTGAAATAGCCGATAAACAGAGCGAAGATGTTGGGGAAGATGAAAACGGAAATAAAGTAATTAATCATAATATTGTACAAAGAAATCGACTTCAAATTGATGCAAGAAAATGGGCTTTATCAAAAATGTTACCAAAGAAATTCGGAGATAAAACAGACATTACAAGCGGTGGAGAAAAGATACAAAATATGCCAACAAGTATACAAGTAGAGATTAATAAGGCTAATGAAGATTAAAGCAACAGGAGTATTTGAAAAAAATTGGGAAGCCTTACAAAGCGGAAAATATAAATATATTATAAATTCTGGTTCTTCTCGTTCTTCAAAAACTTTCTCTATACTTCAAATATTTTGGATATTAGCATGGTCTAAAGAGCGTACTAAATTATCTGTATTTCGTAATACTAAAAAAGATTGTAAGGATACTATTTTACAAGATATGCTAAAATATTACCCTACTTTAGATAATTACGAATTTGTAAAATTTAATAAAACAGAAAGTATATTTACTTTTCCAAATGGCTCAACTATAAATATTGAGGGTACAGATGACGAATTAAAAGTACATGGTTATCATTCAGATTATTTATGGTTTAATGAGTTTTATAAAATGCCAAAAGAAACATTTGACCAATTAGATATGCGTTGCTCCGTTGCTGTTTTCATGGACTACAACCCAGTAGGAAGATTATGGAGTGATGATTTAATTAAACAAGATAACGCAAAACTAATACACTCTACATTTAAAGATAATCCTTTTTGTCCTTTAGAACAAAAGAAAAAAATATTAAGTTACGAACCAACCGAATATAATTTACAACAGCTTACGGCTAATGCCTATATGTGGCAAGTTTATGGATTAGGTTTAAAAGCGGAAAAACCTAACAAAATTTATCATAATTGGAAAGTTATTCCAGATGATGAATTTGATATGTTACCATTTTCAACATACTACGGAATGGATTTTGGCTTATCAAGTCCGACTGCAATGGTACAAATGAAGTTCGACGGAGATAAAACATTTTTCTTTAAAGAAATATTATACAAACCACTTAACCACATTGAAGGCACGCTGTCAACTGAATTAGATAATTTAAAGATTCCTAAACATATTGAAATTATTTGCGACGTTGGTAACGAGCTTAACAAAACAGAAATGCAAAAGCTACGTAATGCGGGTTATAATGTTTTGCCAGCAATGAAGGGAGCGGGTTCGATTTTGTCAGGAATTGAAACAATACAAAAATCAACTATTTATTATACTAAAAGTTCAAAGAATATTGAAAACGAATATGATACATATAGTTGGCGTATAGCTCAGGGCGTGCAATTAGATGAACCAGAGCAAACAGATGACCACTTATTAGACGCAATGAAATATGTAATAAGTTGGTATCGTAGAACAAGATATTTAAGTTAATTTAAAATAAATCTAAATAAAAATAGTTTATTTAAAAAATATTATTATATTTGTACCTAACTAACGTTGTGAAACAGAGGTTTTAAATTATGGTAGAAAAAACATTCAGTCTATTTGGTAGACAAATATTCAGTAAAATCGAACGTTCAAGAGATGGTTCTGTATGGACTACACTCTTAAGCGGTGACGATTTTATTAACAATTCTAACTACTTACATACTTCTTTAGAAAATCCAGTTTTAAACGCCATTGTTTCTTTGCGTGCTAAAATGTATTCTCAAATGCAAATAAGCCACATTGACGCAAGCGGAAAAGAAGTAAAAAATTCAGAAGTTTTAAAATTATTAAAGCAGCCTAACTATTTCCAAAGTCAGGAGGATTTCTTATTTCAGCAAATGTGGTTTTTGTCAGTTGCTGGAAATAATTACATTTATCAAATCAAACCTTTTACATCTGAATTACCTAAAAATCTTTATAATCTTATTCCAAGTGAAATTGATTTTAATAAAGTAAATAAGACTGATAAATTTATTTTTACTAAGTCTGAAATAAAGTCATTCTCTGAAAAGAAAATAAAATATACTTTAGACGGTAAAGTTTACGATATTAAAATATCTGAAATTATACCGCTTTATGATTTGGCTAATGCGTTAACTACTGATTCGTGGTTAGTCGCTCCAAGTCGTGTTAAAGCAATAGAAAAGGTATTACAGAATATTGATGTTAATTTACGTTCTAAGCATAAGAATTTACAAATGAGTTCCAAATATGTAGGTATAAATAAATCTACTGGAATGGAAGCACAAATACAATCAGCCGACAGAAAAGAAATTGAAAGTATTTTAAATAAAAAAGACGTATTAACAACTAATGCAAGTGTAGAATATAAGCACCTTGTAAGTGATATGAAGAAATTGTTTTTAGATGAACAATTTTCCGATGACGCTAATAAATGCCTTTTAGCTTTTGAAATGAATAAGAACGTTTTAAACTACTTTGCAAAAGATAGCACGTTTGAAAATCAAAACCAAGGCGTTATAAATTGGATTCAAAACTCAATACAAGGTAGTGCGGATAATACAATGAACTCTTTATCTTCTTCATTTGGTTTATTAGATAAAAACGAAAAATTAGTAGCGAGTTTTGACCACTTACCAATAATGCAAAGTTTAATTAACGATAAGATTAAATCTTTTACCGAGTTTCAAAATGCTTTAAAAGTAAGTTTAGAGAATGGTACTTTAGAACAACCAGAAGCAAAGAAAATGAGTGATAATTTTATTAAAACTTTAGGATTATGAAAGTAGATGAAATTGATAAAATGCTAAATAAAAAAGATATTAGTCCAGAACTAAAAAAAGCATTAGAACAAAGAAAAAAGATTTTAGTAAACGATAAAGAAGTTACAAAATGATATATTGTAAAGAACTAAATAAGGAGTTTGAAAATAAAGCTGATTTATTCAAGGCGCTAGTAGATAATGAATCATTTATTATTGATGCTAAGAAATCACAAGTATACAAATCTTTTGAAAAAGGTTTGCAAGTAGTTTCAGACCAAAAGACAATAGAAAAGGCTTTTAATGATTCCGAAAAGGGTATTAAGTTTGATACTGACTATTATTATTTTGTAGTTAATTCAGCAAATTATTTGGATTCTCACAACGATATGCATGTTGACGGGAATTGGAATAAGTCAGTTAAAGACCAAAACGGAAAAGTTTACTTAGTTTGGCATCACGATTTTAGCAAAACGGAAAATATTATAGCGTTTCCAGAAGATATTGAAATGATGACTTCAAAAGTCGCATGGTCTTTATTAGGCAAAGCATACGATGGAGAAACTTATTCTTTAATATACAAGGTTAAAAAAGATAAAATAGTTAATGAAAATGTATCTAAATGGCTTAAAGAAGGTCGTAAGTTACAATTATCAGTTAGAATGCAATATATCAAGTTAGAAACGGCTTTTAATTCAGATGATGAAGATTATGCAAAACAGACAGAAAACTATAATAAGTACTATCCTTTAATTGCTAATAAAGATGAGTTTAAAGAAATTGAATATTTCTTTATAGTAAAAGAAGCTAAAAATGTAATGGAATCGAGTTTATTACCTTTTGGCTCAAATAGTGCAACCGCTGAAATATCACAAATAGAAAATAAAACAGAAGCCGACAATATCACTTCTGAAATTAAAACCGAGCCGTCAATTGACACTCAAAAAGTAGAACAAGAATTAAAAAAATTATTAAACAAATTTTAAAAAAGATGGAAGAAATTATCAAAGAATTGGGTACGAAAATCGACGCAATGAAAAACGAATCAGTTTCTAAAACTGAATTAGATGCTTTAAAAGAAGAATTAAAAGCAATCGAAAAAATGGCAACTACTGACCAAGTAGAAACTTTAAAAGGAAATTTAGACGAATTAGCAGAAAAATTAGTTGAAATGCAAAAAGGAGAAAAAGTAGAAAAAACTTTGTTAGATGAAGTAATTGAAAACAAAGAGAAAATTAATGCGCTTGCAAAAGGCGACAAAAAAGTAGAAGTAGAGCTAAAGGCATTATCGAATAGAGCGTCTATTGCTAACAATACAGAAGCGGTAAGACTTTCTGGGATTGGTCAATTAGGTGTTAAATTACGTGCTTTATACGACTTCTTTCCTAAAGTTCAAGTAGGTAACGGAAACCATAACGGAACTATTGCTTACATCGATTGGGACGAAGATACAACTGTAAGAGCGGCTGCAATTGTTGCAGAGGGTGCTACTTTTCCAGAATCAACTGCAAAATTTGCTGAATACACTAAAAAACTTCAAAAGATTGGCGATACATTGCCAGTAACTGAGGAGTTTATGGAAGATGAAGTTTTAGCAAGTTCAGAGCTTTCTAAATTTATCAATATTAACGTTAATACAGTAATCGACACTAAAATTGCAGTAGGCGCTGGGGGTGCAAGTGATATTGAAGGACTTTATACAGCTTCTCCAGCTTATACACCAGTAGCAAGCGGAATTACAGACGCTAACATTAAAGATTTAGTTCGTAAAATGAGAACTGCAATCGTTAAAACAAGAGGTTCTAAATACGCTCCAAACTTTGTAGCTGCAAACTCTGAAACTATTGACAGATATTTCTTGAAAAAAGACGGAGAAAACAATTATATGTTTGATTCTGAAACAGGAACTATTGCTGGTCTAACAATCGTTGAGGATAACAATTTAGCAGATAATACTTTAGTAGTAGGAGATTCAAGATACGGAACTATTTACGAAAAAGGCGGAGTAGTTTTATCAGAAGGTTTTGGAGATGGTCAGTTTGTTGCTGATATGAAAACTATCAAAGCAAGAGTAAGAATGTTATTCTTAATTAGAAACGTTGATAAAACAGGTTTCTTAAAATGTACTAACATTACAACAGCTTTAGCAACTTTAGCATCGTAAATTAAATTATGGCTACTATTAAAAACGTTAAAGTAGAATTTACAGCGGATTTTTCTAATAACAAGAAAGGCGATGTAAGAGAATTTAGCAAAGATATTTCTAACATTTTCGTTAATGATTTGAAAGTAGCTAAATTACACAATGTAAAAGAAGATAAACCAAAAGCAAAAAAATAAAAAATGCCACAAATAGTTAATAAATCGTATTTTAATAAAGCAAATATCTTATATATTCCTTTAGCGAGTGAAGCACCACTACCAAGTGCGGTGACCTCTACTCCAAACGATGGGGCGTATATCGATGCTTTATGTATTGAGATTGAAAAAACTATTTTGGTTAATGCTTTAGGTTTAACAACTTATAATGAACTTCAATTAGCGTTAGCGGATATAGACAATCCGCTATACGCTTCTTATAAAAAAATGGTACAAGGTGATGAGTACGATGATAAAATTTGGATAGGATTAGAACACGATTTAAATCTAATTGCTCAGGCTGTTTGGATTGAATATGTAATGCAAAAAAACACTAATTTATCAGCAGTTGGAAATTCGCAAGTAAATGTTGAAAAAGGCACTTTAGTAACTCCGATGTACAAGATAGCAAACGCAAGCGTTAATTTTATTAAACAATATCAAGGCGAGTATTTAAACGAACCTTATGTTAACGGTATTTTTGTTGATTGGTTAGGAAATAGCGAAGGCGTTTATGTAAGTTTATATCGTTATTTAGTTGACAAAAAGACTGATTTTCCGAATGTAAATTTAGATAATTTCACATTTTACGAACAAATTAATTCTTTTGGAATATGATAACCTTTGAGGAGAGTTTAGGTAAAATAGTTCAGTTATTGCCAGATGTTACAATAGGAGCAAATGACTACTCAATAAAATACAATTGGGGAACGCAAGAGCTATTAAATAAGTATCTAATATTAAACAAAGAAAATTCATATCCTTTAGTTTGGTTGGTTGTTGGTAGAGATTCAAACGATATTAATAATAAAAGTATCAGCAGAAATGCAAGAATAGTTATCGCAACTCGCTCAATGAACAAAGAAGAATTTAACGAGTTCCAATTCCAAACGTACTATAAAGAAATACTTTACCCAGTTCAAATGAATTTAATAAAATCATTACGAATGAGTGGTATTAGTAAAATTGTTAATGAAGTGTATAATTCTGAATACAAGCCTAACTATTCTTTTGAAAATAGCGAAGGCGGTTTGGTCGATACTTGGAATGCAATAGAATTGACAATTGAAGTTTCTTTTGACACCGATTATCCATGCAGAATCAAACAAGTAAAATTTTAAGATATGGCAAAGAAAAAAAAGGAAGTGAATGAAATTCCACAACCGATAGCCGAAATTAAAAAGCAGTCATTTAAAATATTAAAGGAATTTGCAACAAACGACAAAGTCTATAAAGTTGGAGATACTTTTTCACACAATGACAAAAGAGTAATAAATTTTTTAAGAACAAATAAAATCATATAATTATGGGATTAATTAGTGCAGTGGTAAATAACTTATCTTGTGGCGCAAATAGCCAATTAGGAACAGGAACAAAATTCTGTCCGCAAGATATTGAAAATCCAACAGTTGTAGTATTCGCTGAAAAAGGGACAAAATTCGCTCCAAGCGATGACCTTACTTTATCAGCAGTACAAGAGCTACAACAAAAAGGGAAATTAATAGTTTTAAGCGGTGTTGTATCTTTTACAGATAATACAGCAGAAAACACAACAGGAACAAGAGAAAGTACAGGAATTAAGTACACAACTTTATTAAATCCTTACGACTTCACGTTTGTATTTGATAATGGTTTACATTTCCACAAGGCTTTAACTAAATTAGAAGGCTCTAAAAATTATGATATGTTCATTTTTGACATAAAAAATGATATGTTTGGAGCTTTAGACCGTCAGGGTAACTTTAGAGGCTTAGACTGTCAGTATGTTGGTGTAGGTGGTTACAAAATCGGAATGGAAAACTCTCAATCTTTGATGGTTCAAATTTCAAGAACTCAATTTGATAGCGATGTAGCTTTTGTATCTAATGAGAATTTAGATTTTACAGCGGAACAAGATTTAGACGGATATAACGATATTGAAATTGCTTTAACAGCTCCAGCTGATACGGCTACTTCTTTAGCGATTAAAGTTTACGCAAAGTCTAACAACAAATTAGTAGCGTTAACAGGATTAGAAAAAGAAGATTTCTTGTTAAAAATTGATGGTGTTACAACTACAATTACAGCTTTAATATATGGTTCAGTAGATGGAGAATATACGTTAACGGTGCCAGCTTTTACAACAGGTGATGCGGTTTCTTTACAATTATTTGACAGCGTTTTAAATGCTTCAATTATCAATGTAGATGGTACAATGTACAAATCTAATGTTGCAACTACGGTAGTAGTATAATATTTAAAAGGGGGCGGTAATTTAAAAACGCCCCTTAACTTAAAACGATAGGCGTGCAATCGGTTCGAGTTCCGTAATTAAGTTCTAAAACTTCATAAAATGACCTCTCCATACGATTTAATGGTAAAAATTCAAGGGGTTAGAAATAGACTTCTTGATGAAACTGAAAATATCATTTACAGAAATGAGAATAAAATAATTCAGTTAAACGCTTCACAAATAGAGCAACATATAGGATTCGATAATAAGATTTTGCAAAATACGGACAAAGTATTTACAGGTTTTTATCGCTCAAACAACTTTACTGAAAGTGGCGGTTTTCATCAAATGGGACAACCTTATAACTTTACCGATAGTGGTAATTTCTTTAGAGGTTTTTATGTCGAAGTATTACCAAATTTAGTACAGATAGAAATCGGTTCAACAGGAACAGGAACGGGAGATAAAGCAACATTCTTTAGAGGTTACACAAATATATTCGGACTTACTTCACAAAATCAATTAAAATTAAATTATGAAATCATTTTACCAGAGATTCAAAAGTTTGTTAAACAACAAATCGGTTAGTTACTTCGATAATTGCGAAAAGATGCCACTTTATAACTTTAAAATGTTTATTGAAACAAACGATTTAAAGTACTTTTCAAGCGATTTAAAAGAGGATTCTAAACTACAAAATATAGCCGACTTATTTTTTACTGATTATATTGAACTTACAAACAACAGAAAAGTAGAAAATAGATATATTACAATGTTTGAAATCATGCGTTTAGAGAATAAGTATAAATGCGTTTCTCTATTGCTTAAATCTTTATGGAATTACGACAAATTACAAGGTAAAGAAAACTTTGATAAAATGATTGATATTTTGGAACAATGGAACTACAAAATAGATAGAAACAAAGAAGTATTTGAACAGATTGAAAAGATAGCGAATAGGATTCAAGGAATTAAGACAAAGATTGAATTATTGCGTGCTAAATTAGACGATGGTCAAAAAGAGAAATCCGATAAGCCAAACTTTGAAAAGGAATTAATAAACATAGGTAGGATTTTAGAATTAAGATATTCCCTAAAGATTAAAGAGTTAAATGTAGCGGAATTTATAGGTTATCAAAAACAGGCACAAGAAGTAATTGAATCACAAAATAAAGCAAAAAAATAATGACAAACGTAATAGATATATTAGTAAGTAAGCAAGCACAAGCTGAACTTGACAAAGTAATTGCTTCTTTAAAGGTAACGCACGAAGAAATTATTAAGATTAATCAACAAGGGTTAAAAATTAATAGCGGTGCAAGCCCTAAGAACCCACAGCAAATGAATAGCTCTGTTAAAGAATCTATCGCTTTGAATGAAAAGTTAGAAGCTACTAATAAAAAAATGTTAGTTACTTCTAAACAATTAGAGCAAGCGAGTTTAAGAGAGTCAAACGCAAGAAATGCCCTAAATAAGCAAAGAGAAACAACTCTTAATCAATTAGCTAAAGAAGAAGCTAAACTTGCTATTGCTGGTAATTATTACAACAAATTACAAGCCGAATTAAACAATTTATCTTTTGCGTATAAAGATTTAGCTGCACGTCAACAAATGGGAGCAAGCCTTTCAAAAGTTGAGGCTGAAAGAATGCAATACCTTGAAAATCGTATAAAAACACTTGATAAAACTTTAAAAGGTGTTGATGGTGCAATGGGTAAATATACTCGTAATGTAGGTAATTATTCAGGTTCTTTCAATCCTTTAAATAACTCTATTGCTCAATTAGGTCGTGAGATGCCCGCTTTTGCAAATTCAGTACAAACGGGGTTCATGGCAATATCGAATAACTTACCGATTTTCTTTGATGCGATGGAAAACGTAATCAAACAAAATAAACAATTACAAGCAGAAGGCAAGCCTACAAAATCAGCATTAACTCAATTAGCGGGTGCGTTATTTAGCTTTCAAACTCTTTTATCAGTTGGTGTTACATTATTAACTTTATATGGTAAAGAAATTGTTACTTGGGCATCTTCTTTATTTGGTGCAAATGAGGTATTAGAAGAACTTAATAAGAATCAAAAGGAGTTTAATGATAGTAAAGTTCAAGGTCGTAAAGACTCTATTTCTGATAGAACAGAATTAGAAAAATATATAAGAACAATGCGAAACTCTAATCTTTCTTTAGAAGAAAGAGATATTGCATTAAAGAAAATAAGAAGCCAATTTCCTTTTTATTTTAAAAACCTTACAGACGAACACCTTTTAAATGGAAATATAACAAAAGAATTAGCTTCTTTAAACATAGCATTAGAGCGTAGAGCAGTATTACAAAAAGCTACTGATGCAAATGTTAAAAATAAACAAAGATTAGTAGATTTACAAATTGAAAGAGATTCTCTTAAATCTAATTTAGAATTAGAACAAAAAATATACGAACAAAATAAAAAAATAAATCAACAATCTCAAACAGGTACAGGTATTAATAAAAATATGTCAGCAGAAGCAAATCTTTTGCAGATAAAAAATAAAATATTAGATACTGAAAAAAATATAAATGCTTTTCAAACAGCAATTATAAATAATAATAAAACAATAAACGAGTTAAAAGCCAAAACAATTGGATTAGAATACCAAGAAAATGAAGCTAAAAAAGAATCTATAAAGCTAAAAAAAGAAGAAGCCGAAGCTGATAAATTCTCAAAAACTTGGTTCGAGCAAACTATTGCAGCATTTCAAAAAGAAGCCGATGCTATGTCGTACGCTAATCCAATGCGACAGCAAATGATAGGACAAATAAAACTATTAACTTTATCTTATCAGGCTTTATATGGAGAGCAAAAGAAACAGGAAAAAGTACAAGATCCTAAATTTGGAACTCTTGAATATTATGAAAAATTAAAATCTTTACTACAACAACAACAAAAAACAATAGCAACTACTAATCCAGAATGGGAACATTATAATAATCTTATAAAAGCAGTTCAGATTGATATTGATATTTTAACAGGAAAACAAAAGGAATTAAATGAAACTTTCTTTGATTCACAAAAATATTTTCAAGGTTTTGTAGATAGTTTTACAAGTCAATCAGGTTTTGGAGAAGTGTTTAAAGTAATGGATTTATTAAACCAAAACTTTGAAACAGTAGAAGAAAAAGCAAAAGTAGTAGGTTTAGCAGTTAGCGAGGCTTTTCAAGAGGCTTTTAATACAATTTCTTCTTATTCAGACGCTAATTATCAAACAATGTTTACTAATTTAGAGCGTCAAAGAGATGTAAGTATTTTGTTTGCTGGAGAAAGCACAACAGCAAGAGAAGAAATAGAACGTGTTTACGAAGAAAGACGTAAAAGAATACAAAAACAACAAGCGGAGAGCCAAAAAAGATTAGCGATGTTTAATATTGCTACTAATACAGCTCAAGCGGTTATGGCTACTTATGCTAAATTAGGATTTCCTGCTGGTATTCCTTTAGCTATTGCGGTTGGTGCAATCGGAGCAGTACAATTAGCAATGACAGCAGCACAACCAATACCACAATTTTACAAAGGTACGCAAAACGCTCCAGAGGGGTTAGCGTGGACTGATGAAAAAGGAGCAGAATTACATACCGATAGCAAAGGAAATATTAAAGATTACGGAAGCAATAAAGGAGCGAGATTAAAGAAACTTGATAAAGGGGATAAAATCTATACAGCAAGTCAGACTAAAAAAATGATGGATTTATACGGATTTAACCAAGATTTTAATAACATAATGTTAACTAATGGAATAAGTACTTCTAATTTCAATAATAATTCCGTAAATTTAGAGCCTTTAAACGCAAGACTTGACCGCCTTACTAATGTAGTAGCTAATAAATCAGAGTTCACAATGGTAAACAATGAAAGCGGAACAAAGTACTACGAACGTGTTAACGGACAACGTAGAGAATTAGTAAATTCAGTATTAACAATGAAATCAAGAACTATAAAATAATGTTTAAACACTATTTAAATTTTGCAGATTTACCCTTAATAGGTAGGATTGAAATAAGCGAGCCTTTTAAGTTCGATGGAAGTACCCACGAAATTAAACGAGAAAAAGGCAGACATTCACGAGATGTAATAATTGCGAACCAAGATATTGATTTAGAATTGGAGCGTGAACATTTTGAGTTATTAGATATTGAACAAACTTTACCGGATGGCACAATTTTTAATTTAGCTTCACATGGTTTTGATTATTTGATAAACGAAATTAATTCGAGAGGGTGGGAAATGTCAGTTGAGTATATTATAAACTACAACGGCACAGACTTTACAACGGGAGAAATTGACGGACTAACATACAAAGTAAGCGATAACGAGTTATCTATTAAAATAACTCAAAATACTTTATATGCTTATATCAAAAAAAATGATAGTGTAAAAATTGACGCTTTTAGTGATAAAAGTTTAACAGATTTAACTATTGAACCATGCACAACAACGGATATATTTTTAAAGGCTAAACCATTACTACAAGCGAGCGATTGGGAGAGTATAGAAGCTGATGCATTTGGGTTTTCGCAAACAAATAACAGAAACGATGTAAATGATATTCCAAGTACTATCAGATTTGGAGCAAATAACTGTTTAATAGTCAAAAGTTACGGAATAGAGGATACTTTAAATAGTTTTGAATCAAGATATGTTTTAAATTCTTTAGGGTTTCCTAATGATGGTTTAAATTTTCAATATTTAGAAGCCAAAAACACTTTGACAGACATTAAAATATCTATAACCGATTTAGATGCTTACACAAGGCAATCTAAAAACGACTTCTTTGCTAATATTGTTTTAAGTGGTAGCGGTTATGTTAGATTTGTGATAAAATATGGTTTTGATACTGATGTTCCAAATATGACAACTATTGTATTATACGAGCGTTTTTTTGGTTTTGTTGATAGTTCACCAATTGTAAATTTACCTAATTCCTTTGATGTTACAATACCAGTTTTAGAGCAAGGAATGAGGTTGTATGTTTATTTAGAACCATATTCAGAAGCAACTTTTAATCAATATTCATCTTCAAGTTTAGCAAACTATACAGTTTATGCTACAATGGAATCGATGAAAATGAGTATAACAGCAACATCGACAGCACTTTCAACAATTGTAAAAGGCGTTAGATTATATGATTTATTAAGACATCAAGCCAATAGCTATGATACTATTCTAACAGATAACGGAGTTTTTAATAATACTTCTGAATATTGGAATAACTTTTGTTTTAATGGTCGTATGTTGGGTAATTTAGCAAATAATGAATTTAATAATGAATTTAAACAGCTTTACAATTCTGTTTGTGATGAAGCCTTTGCAGACTATCAAATAACAAATGAGGGAATAGAAATCGACTTTATAAACAACTATTATAAAGATGAAGAAATTGCAGTTTTTACAGAATTGCCAAGTAATGATTATAATTACACCGCAAATAGTGATTATTCAATAAATCTATTTAACGTTAAATTCAAAAAAAGTAGTTCAGATAGAACAGGAAACGAAGTTGATACAATTGATGACGTGCATACTTCTTTACAATTAAAAATGCCAAGCAAAAAAGCCGATGCAATTTATAATTTAGAGTTTGACCACATACGCTCCGCTCAACTAATAGAGGAACAAAGACGCAAAGGAAATGAAGTAAACGGAAAAACCAGAGTATTAGAAAATGATGAGAATTTATTTGTTTTGGATTGCGTTGAACTCGCACCAAGTACAACAAACGAATTTACACAATTTTTAAGATATCGAATTTTAGATACTGACAATAAATTAGAAATTGTATCAAATGGTACTTTTGCATGGACTAATTTAGGTATGGTTGTAGGACAAACAATTAGCATTTCTTTTGTAGGCTTGCCAAGTGGTACAAACTTTGAAATATTAGCTTTAGAAGATTTTACAATAAGATTATTATTTTTGAATAACTTTCCAACTTCTGACAGCGATGGCGAAAAGTCAATTACTTTTAATTACATTTTACAAGGAGTACAATATACAAATAGAACAAATCAAGGATTTACCACTATTCAAGGGGTTGCAAATCCCGATAACTATTCAAATTTAAAATATAGCCTTAAAAGAATTACAAATAAATGGTTATCTTTTATTAATACAGCTGGACAATATTTAATAGGACAAGACGCAAAAGTTACGGAAATTAAAATTAATGATGCTTTAGAAACGCAATTAAATACTGAAAGCGGTTTAGTTATTGATAAAGCTAACATTACACTTACTGAAAATCGAATTTTAAACGGCAGAGTTTTTAGTGTAAAAGTATTTTCAGACTTTGACACAGCCACTAATTTATTTAATAATGTAAGAGATTTAAAGGGATATATTAGAATCATTCTAAATAGTGAAAATGTAATATTTGGATATATTAAAGAGGCTCGTTATACATGGCGTTCAAACGAATTGATTTTAACACTTGAAGAAAAATTTAATAATTTGATAACTGAAATTAATACTTTAGATGTTTATAACTACAATATAGTTAATAATTTTGTAAATTTATACGATGTAAATAATTTACCTTTGTTGACTACAAAAGAGTTTACTAAATTCAGTATAAACGGAATAATTTACGATAACATAGATGACTTTACAAATAATTTAATACCACTTTTAAATAATGAATGATAGTATAATAAGGTTTAAAAATAGCCTAAACGATGCGTTAAATTTAGACTTAAACGATAATGCAATTTTAGGCTATGCAAATCAAATAGTTTTAAATCCGTTTAAATTCTACACACAAAAGACACCTATTGAAATGATTTTTGAGGGCGAATATACTTGTTATATTTCGGACATTTGCGGTGATAATTTACAAGATATTACGGAACATACATATATTTCAGAAAACACAAACGGAAATTATATTGAATTTGCGACTGGCGTTGATTTCCAAAGAAAGTTAGTTTTAATTAAGTTGGTAAACAATATTAACCCGCTTGAAATTTGGTACTCAAATCCAATGTTTATAACTGAAAATGTAAATTTAACGACTGAATTTGATTATAAAAACGTAAGTGATGCTTATATGCAGTCAGTAGCGTTGGAGTGCTTTTTTACACGTTCTATTCAAGAAAGCGAAGTTAAAAGCTACGTACAAGAAACAGGAACAAAAGTAAGTGGAAAAGCTACATTTATAGAAATGCGAAAATTCATTTTTGAAATGTTAGATAACTTTGTGTATAGACGCTTGAATTTAATTTTAGCTAAAACGCAACTTTATGTACAAGAAATTAGAGTAACTGATAAACCACTTTTAAAGGATTCCGATATACAAGGAAATCAAAATACTTTTTCGAGTGAGTTTACGGGTGCGGTTAACTATAACGATACTTACACACGAACTTTACAAATTGCACAACCTTTAGCATTAGTAAGCAATTACCCAAACGCAATTTATACTTTAGATACAATTAGCGATTTAATACAATTAGTATTTAATCACGATGTAGATACTGATAATGAAGATTTACAAATTTCTTTGTATAAAGATGAAATTTTTATTTCTTATTTAGACTTAATTAAAATAAATTTTACTACCTTTGAACAAGTATATAATTTTGTGAGTAATGGAGAGTACAAAATAATTATTCCAGCAAACAAATATAGTTCAATTTTATATGGTTCTTTACCTTATACAGAATTGACTTTCACTATTTTAGGTGGGGAATATGAAAATACAGAATATAACGACGAATATTTATTAAATTAATATGGCAACAAAAACAAATTTATTAAGTTCAATTAATACGCAATTAACGGCTATTATAACACAAGCGAAACATAGACTTTCTATGAGTGCTTTAGTAGATGAACTTTATCCAAGTGTTATAAGCGACACACAAGCGACAGCAAACGTTTTTACAGCAAGTAACGCAACAGACAGAACTTATAACTTAAAGATAGTTAAACAAGGCAGATGTGTAACTATTAAAGGGCGTTTAAAAAATACGCTTGTTTCAATTATTAGTGGTGTAGATTTTGCAACTATTACAAATGCTGAATTTTTACCGAGTGATTTAACAACTTATTATGGAATTGGAGAAAGCGGAAGTGTTAGAATTACTTTAGATGCTGGCGGTGCTTTATCGGTTGTTGGTTCAATGGATTCTGAATCAGAAATAGAAATTAACTTTATTTACTTTACACTTAACTAATATGGCAAATTTAATAAATTCAAATTTAGATGAAACGGGAAATTTATTAAGTGTTAATTCACTTCTTAGAAATAGTCCTACAATTAATTTTGATTCAAGTTCGATGTCAAGCAATTACGAAATAACAGACGAATTACAAATTAATAGTAATGCGTTATCTTTTAAAGCTACTTTAGTACAAAATGTAATTACTAACCTTTCGTCTAATTTTGATTTCGGTGATGCATTAGAATTTACAGCAAAAATAAATGGAGTTCACTCGTTTTCATTTTATCTTTTACAGGGGGATATAAACGCAAATTTACCATATAATGTTGATGTAAAATTAAAAGTCTATATTAATGATACTTTAATTGAAACTGATACTATAAACGTTGATTTAGCAAACGGTAATCCGTTTCAAAGGCTTTCACAAAGTTTTTATGTAAATAAAGATGAAGTTGTAAATTTTAAATTTAGAGTAGAAAAAGATAGCGTAGGGAATCCTAATCCTAATATTGAATTATTTTTTACAGGTTTTCAAGCTAATTATGGAAATGTAAACGATTATAATATCCCTTATGGGGGTTTTAAAGAATATCAAGGGACTTGGGACTATGCAAATACACTTACTGCTCAATCTTTCGTTGATACGGCTATTTATTTAGAAAATAACGGACTTGGAGCTTTTACAAATAAAACTTATAAAATATCTGGAATTGAGGATATTTTCGACACTTCAAGTAATCAATTTGACTTTAGTCTATTAGACTTAGGTGATAGAGTTGATGTAAGATTAGATTTATCAATAACTACAACATCTTCAAATCAATCTGTAAAAGCGTCTATCGAATTAGGAATAGGAGATACGCCATACGAAGTTTCTTTTTTAGATAGAGATTACAAAGCAATCGGAACATATAATATTACTATTAGTAATTGGATTTATATAGGTAATGAAATGACAAAAGATATGCCCGCAAAAGTGAAATTCTTTTCAGATGATAATGCTACTATCTTAGTAAATGGATGGGCTGTTAATGTTATAAAAAAGAAATAATTATGCTAAAACTAACTAAAAAAGGAGATAAATACTGGTTGTTTGAAGATAGCGAAATTGGACTTTTTTCGCCATCTAAATTTACTATAAATTTATTAAACAACGTAATTACAATAGTTTACGAAAATGGTCTTAAATCTAAAACATATAATGTTATAGATTGCGAGATTTACGATTTGGGTTCTTTAGTTCCGTTTACTACTTCAAGCGGTGATGATTTTATGGCTAAATTAGAGGAGTTAAATTGTCCTTGTTTTCAAAAGAATGAAAATATTTATATTGGTAGCGGTGGAACTTGGTCTGATTTAACCGACTTTAATTCACTAACAGACGCTACAACACCCTTATCAGGCACAGAAGAAATACCTATTGTTCAAAGTGGCGTTACTAAAAAAGTAGCGGTTAGTGAAATTGGTGGTGGTGCTACTTTAAAAGTAATTGCACAAAATTTAACCGATAGTGTTGCAGTAACAGGGACAACTTCTAATACTACGGTTGAAACATATACTATTCCTGCAAACACTTTTATCGTTGGAGATACTATAATATTGAAATCGAGAGTGATAAAAACAGGAGTAAATGGAGTGGTTTCTCAAAGACCAAACATAGCTGGAATAGAAATGTTTGCACAATCTAGTCCAGCTACTAATTTGTACCACCAAATAGAAAGGCAATTAATAGTAAAATCTGAAACAATTACAGAAGAAATTGTTTTAACATCAAACGCATCAACCTCAAATGGTTCTTTTTTATCAAATCAAAGAATAAATATAGATTGGTCATTACCTCAAACTTTAACCTTAAATATATCAAATAGTCACATAAGCGATAGTTCTATTGTATCATTTTGGCAGTTGTTGAGAATTAGAAAAACTGATAGTTTAAGCGGTGGTGGTGGCGGTGTATCTAATCACTCCGAACTTGTTTTAGACGATGGAACAAATCCACACGGAACAACAAAAACAGATGTAGGTTTAGGTAATGTTGATAATACTTCAGATTTAAACAAACCTATTTCAACAGCTACACAAACGGCTTTAAATGATAGATTACAATGGCTTGTTAAAGATACAACTCCAACAACAGCGGTAACAGGTACAACTTCAAGAACGCAAATTGGTAGCAGCATATTGATTCCAGATAATACTTTTAGTACTGAGGATGTAATGATTTTAGATGGTTATGCGGTTGAAAAAACTGCAGGAATAGGAACTTGCCAGATTCAAATTTGGCACAATACAAGTGACACACTTACAGGCGCTACTGCAATTGCAGTTTTTTCAATGGCTAACGCTAACGTTTCAGCTAAAATGGTACGAACTTTTGAAATATCAGAAGGTTTATTGAAATGTAGAATTAATGGAACAACTAATGCAATTTCAGATATTGGAGCTTTATCGTTTACGCCTTTATCAATTTCTTTCGACCCGACTATTGATAACTATTTTTTTACAACCGTTAATTTAGGTAATGCATCAGATTCAGTAACAAGAACTCAACTTTTAATATCAAAATAATATGCCTTTATATTCAATTTTAGACGAAAATGGATTTATTACGCATTGTGAACAACACAATGAATGTCCGCCAAATGCAACGCCATTATTAAACACGCAATTTGTTAAACCTCGTTTAGTGGGTGGTGTTTTGGTCGAAGGTGCAACAAGTGAAGAAATTGCAAGTTTAATAGTAGTACCTGATTCAATATCACAAATGAAGTTACGTAAACAACTAATTTTAAATGGTATTTCTATTAGTTCAATTGACGCTTTAATTCAATCTTTACCACAACCAAATAGGGATTTAATTTACACTATGTGGGAATATGCGGTTGTATTTGATAGAACAAACCCAGAGTTAAACGCAATGGCTCAAATGTTAGAAATAACACAAGGGCAATTAGACGAAATATTTATAAACGGAAATTTACTATGATACTATTTTTAATTGCTTACGTTTTGTTTTTACCTTTATCTTTTATTAACTTTCTTTTTGTGCGTCAAAAAGGATATTTTAAAGACAGTGCTATAAATATTGATAAGTTTGGAAATCGTGAATTTCGTACAAGTTTAAACAAGTGCTTAATTACTTCAAATAGTCCTTTTGAGTTTGGGAATATTAATGAAACTATTTCGAGCGTATTGGGTAAAAATAAAAGGTTCGGACACCTTACAAAATTCGGAAAAATTATATGTTTAATTTTAGACACAATAGATAAAAATCATTGTGAAAAATCAATTCAATGGTAGTATGATAACAACTAAAACAATTACAGCAATCATAACAACATTTTTAATCTTCATTACGCCAATATTAGGACTATTGGCACTTATATCTTTTGCGGTTGGTTTTGATACCTTATTTGCAATTTATGTAAGTATTAAGCAAAAAGGAATTAACTCTTTTAAAAGCACAAAACTTTTCAATATAGTAGTTAAGACTTTCTTTTATATGGGTTCGATTATATTTGCTTTTATGATTGATAAATATATTTTAGATGGTAAACTTTTAGATATACCTTATTTAATTTCAAAAGTACTTACTTTTGTATGGTTGTATATTGAGGTTAAGTCAATAGATGAAACCTCTATGAAATTGGGTAACCGCTCACTTTGGGTAATTGTAAAAGAAATTATATCTAAAGGCAAAGATTTAAAAAAAGATATTAACGAAATAAAAGACTAATGAGAAAAATTGATTACATAGTAATACATTGCACCGCTTCACAACAAAGTGCAACAAAGCAATCTATTTTAAACTATTGGAAAAACGTTTTAAAATGGAAGTCTGTGGGTTATCATAGGTTAATAGATGCTAACGGAATTATTCACGAACTCGCAAAATATGAACAAGTAACAAACGGAGTTAAGGGATTTAATTCTAATTCAATACATTTTAGCTATATTGGTGGAATAGATGAATCAAATAAACCAAAAGACACAAGAACACCAAAACAAAAAGAAAGTCTTTTATATCTAATAAAACAAGCTAAAAAACAATTTCCAAACGCTATTGTACAAGGGCATAAAGATTTTGGAGCTAAAAAAGCGTGTCCTTCATTTGAAGCAAAGAAAGAATATAGTAATATATAAAACAAAAACCGCCCTACTAATAGAGCGGTTTTT